AACGATATTTTGTCAAGAGATTGTAAAAAATTCATTGATGAAATCCGTGGAACAAAATCTTTATTATACCGTGGAACAATGAAATTTGTCAATGATTATGCTATATTTAATTCAAGAATTGATGATAGAAGACCAAGAGATCTTAATGTCGATCTTCATAATGATTTGAATAATGAATTTGTTAAAAAATTTGGTTGGAAGGTTAGAAATGGTGTTTTTGCAGTATCATTGAAAAGTATTGCTGGCGGATATGGATTACCCTATATATTCCTCCCTGTTGGAAATTATAAATACGTCTGGTCTCCAAGTGTGTATGATATACTTTTCTTTAATATTAAACATAATATAGTCAGACGAGAATACTTAGAAAATAAATATAAAGAAGCTACATATTTATTAGTATATTCTATAGAAAACAATGGTCCTTTTTCATTAGATGATATGTTAAAGATGATAGAAGGTAAAGTTTCTACGAAACCAGGAAAATATATAGGTATCATAAAAACACCGATATTAAATTTCAATATTGGTGATAAAGTTAGCTATAATGTCAAAAGATCTATTGATTTCGATAAATGGAGAATGAAGTATTATGATAAAACAATGACAGTTGATGAAGTAGTGGATACATTTATAGATAAAAGTTTGAAAGAAGCAATTTCATCTAATAATGAAATATCATTTAATTGTAATAAGTATTATCTTGTAGATTCAAAATATAAGGAATTTATATTGGGAGTAATTAACAAATGAGTAGGCTCATGAAATATATTGATGATGATCAATGGGAAAAGTTACGAAACGGTCTTCTTTCAAATTGTAAGTTATTTATAAAAGATATTAAAGGCGTTAATAAACTATTATACAGATCATCACCACGAATAATTGAATCATATCAGATAATTAGATCTCATTTAATGGATAGAATTCCCAAAGATATAGATAGACAGATGCATGACGAGCTCAATGACGAGTTTGAACGTCGTTTTGGATGGGCAGTGAGAAATGGAGTATTTGCATCATCAGATTACGATGATATAAAAAGTTACCATAAAAATACATATATTTTCTTTCCCATAGGCAATTATGAATGCGTTTGGAGTCCTTATGTTGATGATTTATATGCTCTTAGAGCTAACGGTATGTTATATACTATGGAGGAACTGGAAGAAATATATTATAATGTCAAGAATTTAAGACTAGAATATATAATCAATAATAAAGTTTATGGTTATGACTCTGTTTCATATATCTTGGGTTTAGACCCCCCAACAAAAGAAGGCAAATATAAATTTAAAGTAAAACGCAGTTTCGCTGATCTTAAACTTAACTCTACAATCAGTATTGTTGTTAAAAAACAATCATTTGACGAATGGCTGGAAAAAAATTATAGTGGCGCTTATTTTCCAGATACCATTGTTAACAATTATTATAGTGGGCAAGTAAAAGAAGCCATTTTATCTGGTTGTGAAATCTCCTTTAAGTGTGACAGGTATTATCTGATAAATATGAATTATAAAAATCTGATATTGGATATGCTTAAAAATGAGTAAATTTGCGAAATATCTTGCAGAATCAGAAGAAACCAAATTGCTAAAAGATCTCCTTCTTCTTAATTGTAAGCCATTCATAAATGATATGAGGGGTTCTAATAAATTACTATATCGTGGATTATCAAGAGCGATTGAATCAGAATTTAAGGTGTTTAATTCCCATTTAGATGGGAGAAAACCTAAAGACATCAATAAACATCTACATGATGAACTCAACTATTGGTTTGAAAGGAAATTTGGCTGGAAAGTAAGAAATGGTGTGTTTGTTACATCTGATATAAGATCTGCAAAAACATATGGTGGAAATGTTTATATCTTTTTTCCCATGGGTAAGTATGAATACGTTTGGAGCTCCAAAATTGATGATTTGTTCGGTTTTAGGGGAGCGATATTTACAATAGAAGAGCTTAAACAACTGTATAGAGATAAGAATGAACGACTTATATATATAGTTAATGGCAAGGTTCAAAGTTATGCTACAATGATGTTTGTCTTGGATAAGGAACCGCCAAAAGAGGAGGGTGCATATACATTAGAAGCAAAAAAAGGCCTTTCAAATATAATAGCTGGTTCTATTATCAATGTTATTGTTAAGGATCTACCATTTGATGAATGGTGGAAAACTAAGTATAGCAATGTTTATCTTCCAGAGATGATTGTTAATCTCTATCGTAAAGAAGGTCTCGAAGAAGCAATTTTGTCAGGCAATGAAATCTCCTTTAAGTGTGATAGATATTTTATGATAAATTTGAAATATGATGAATTGATCTTGGAAATACTAAATGAGTAAATTTATAAAATATATTATAGAAAATGATGATCAATGGAAGCAGCTTAGAAGCGAACTTTCTTCAAAGTGTAAGCCATTCATAAAAGAAATCCGTCCCATTGGTCGTTTATTATATAGAGGATCAAATAGGTTAATTACTGATTATCATATTTTCAAATCAAGACTTGATAATAGAAATCCATTAGATACAAAAAGGATTATACATGATGAACTCAACTATTGGTTTGAAAGGAAATTTGGCTGGAAAGTAAGAAATGGTGTGTTTGTAAGTGCTAATTATAAAACAGCTGAAAACTATGGAAATTATTGTTATATATTTTTCCCCATTGGAAAATATGAATACGTATTTAGCTATAATGTTACTGATATATATGTATGGGTTATGTATCATAAGTTGTTTGCTGAGGGTGAATTAGAAGAGATATATGAAAAAGAACGTGCAAAAGGAATGTTGAACATATATACTATCGATGGTGAAAGGGTTGATTACAAAGATATATTCTATCTTACAGACCTTGAACCACCAGAGAAAGAGGGAGAATATACGGTAAAAGCGATTAGGCCATATAAGTCTATAAAAGAAGGTGATTATTTTACTTTTACATTTAGAAGAATGTCATTTGATGAATGGTTTAACAAATATCATTTAGATGCTCATACCACGAAAAGTATTGTTGACCTATATCAAAATGATGATCTAAAAATGGGTATGAGAGAAAAGTCTGAAATATCATTTAACTGTAAAGAGTATTATCTTATAAATACTAAATACACAGCAAATTTATTGGATCTTATTAAATATGGGTAGGCTTCTTGAATGGATTATTAAGACTGGAATATATGCAGGTCGGGGACTTGTTAAATCGGTAGTATCTGATGATATTATTATATGGTATTATATGAAAATCCCTAAAAAGATTGGGCTTATTTGGACAAAAGCAGATGGTGATACTTATTTGAATGACAACTATCTTGGAAAATTTCCTATAAGAGGACCATTCAACAAATTAACACATAGGGTTATTTTACAGTATTTTCAATCAAAACTCGGTATTGAATTTGATGAGGAAAGACTTCTTGAACATCCAATGAATGCAAGAGGTAGGATAATAAAAGACTATATCTATGTTTATGATGAAGAAACCTCAAAAAGTGTAAATGCAGCTATTACTGCTATCAGAAACTACATTCCTGAAGATTGGTGGCTGTCAGATCAGTCTCAATAATGTTAAACCCTTCCGATGAATAGTATTGAGCTCTCTTAGTTCCATGATCTAAAAAGTATTTTGTATGATCTATAATATCATAAACATGGGATCCATTTAATTTTTCAGCGTGCAATCTCAGCGTTCTACCGATACTTTGTAAAACTCTGATTTTTGATTTATATGGAGATGCAAGTATAAGATATTTTAGAGATGGAATATTAATTCCAGTCGCGAAAATCTGATATGTAGCAATCAATACGATATTTCTTCTATTCTCCATCTCTTTTCGCCAGTATTCTCTCTCCTTTACAGGCGTATCACCCCATATAAAAAAAACTTCTCTATCACTTAAATGTTCTGATAGATACGATTGTAAGACTTTACCTTCTTTATCAACTTTACCTACTAATATCAAAACACTATTATCACACTCTTCTATCATATTACGTATAGTTGCCAATCTAAATCTATTTGAAAACACCATATCCTGAACTTCCGAATAACTACCTGAAAATTCATCAGGATATTTGATATTGTAAATATGAACATTGCATTTAGAGACAAATCCAAGTTGTGATAATTGACCCGGACCATATTCTCTTATGATGGGACCTAAGAAACTCTTTATATTCCAATTATCAAGTATAGAAGTCGGCATGGTTCCGGTAAATCCAAGTCTATAGAAAGCATTTGTTGCTTTTCTTAAAATCGTCATAATCTCTCTTGCTCGTGATAGATGGGTCTCATCACAGATAACACAATCGAAAATTGATAACATTTCATGGTGATTTGATAGTGACTGCCATGTTGATATTGTGATTGATTTATCCCATTCCTTTACCTTAGACCACACAACACCAATAGTATAATCACCCAATCCATAATCATTGAGATCTGAATAGAATTGCGAAACTAGCTGTATGGTTGGAACAATAATTAGTGCTTTTTTACATATTTTATTATCAAGAAGATGTTTAATAATGTAGGCAATAAGAAGTGATTTACCAGAAGCAGTGCTGGAGACTATGATCCCCTTAGAATATCTTAAACAGGATTCTATACAGTCTCTTTGATATTCACGTGGTTTTAGGCTCAGATCATATTTATATGGAATTTCCACACCCTTGAACATTGCTGTGACATCATCATCTACTATTATCCTTGTATTCGGATATTCTTTTTTGATGAATTTAATTGTTTCAAGTAATAGACCATAGGGTAAAGTCTTATGAGCCCAATTAAATACTGTTATGGTTCCATCCCAAAGGCCGGATTTGTATTTCGGTGAGTATAAAAATCCTTCCTTATAGGTTGTGAAATGTTCTTTAACCTTTTGAAGAACACCATATTCATCACTTACAAGTTGTATATAGAGTTTTTTATATGATTTTATATTTAATGTGCTCATATTTTAAGAGAATCGAGATATGTCTTCATATTCCATTGCATTTTTTCTATAGCTTTTACGCATAATCCAAAGAAATCAACACGCCATTGTTGTTGTTGAATCATTTGATTGATTTTCAATATCTTTTGATCTTTTGGTAGATAGTATTTTTCTATTTCTGAAGGTTTTAGTTCTTTATCAAAGTTAAAGCGATAATGATCATATCGCTCTCCTATTATTTTATCTTTAATAGCAATAAGTTGCTCTAATACAGCTTTTTCTCTATTGAAATGTTCTGTATATATTGTTAGATATTGAGCATTTTTTGTAAGTTTATCCGATATGTCGAGCTCATTAAACTCAACAATCTTATCTATAGGATGCTCTTCATATAGCTTTTTGATAACTTCATCTCGATCCATAACTAATTATTTATCACAAATAGTAGGAATTGTAAATTATATTGACAAAACAGTGGAGATATGATATTCTATCAAAAAAATGAATTGGAGGATGACATGCTTGAGATAGGAACGAAAGTTGTAGCTAATGTAGATGGAAAATGGTATATTGCTGAAATATCCAAGTCTGGTAATCTCACCAAAAAGAAACAAATTAAGAAACTCGGGGATGTAAGAGAAAATACAGTCACCTTGAAGTCCTTTGTTAAAGATCACAAGATTGATGTCAATACTAATGATATATTATCAAAACTAAAATGTAAAAGTCTTTATATCCTTACTGAGTCTGGAGAATCCAAACTTGATGAATCTATAAAGAGTTGGGAAAAGCGTTTTTGGGCTCAGAAGAATCCCCTATGTAATACATGTAAAAACAAATGTAAACAATCTCATCGAGTTGATGTAATATATTGCAGAAAATATGAAGGTCAATAATTATGGATCAGACAGTATTACAACGACTCATAATAAAAGCTTGTCTAAAAGATCAAACATTTCTAGCAATGGTATGTAATGTTCTATTGCCAGAGTATTTTGATGATCCAACGTTAGCGAAAATCTATTCTTTAATTGTTGATTATTACAAGATCTATCTAAATATCCCACAGAAAGCGATTTTACAGAACAATGATGATAGTAATATACAAACCGAACTGGACGAGATTGAGAGCTTGGATTTTGATTTGGCTTCCAGCTATCAATATCTGCTTGATAAGACAAATCAATATCTAAAAGATCAAGCTCTAAAAAATGCCATATTAAAATCAGTAGATATTATTAATAAAGGATCAGAGCGTGCTCAAGTAAGGAACCTAATAGACAATGCATTGGCAAAGGATCTGAAAGTTGATTTGGGACTTGATTATTTTGCTACTATTAGTGAACGCCTGAGAAGGATGTTTAGCACTCTACATGAAAGGGTTCCTACGTTATATCCTATTTTAGATGAATATACCTTCGGTGGGTTTCCCCCCTATACCCTTTCCATATTTGGAGCTGCAATACATGGATTTAAGTCAGCTTTGATGGCAAATATGGTGAGCAGACAGGTATTATCTGGGTATAATTGTGCAATAGCTTCTATGGAAATGTCGGAGGATATGTTTGCACAACGTTTTGATGCTCTCTTCTCAAAAAGAGATATCAATAGAATTTATATTACAAATCAGTTAAAAGCACACTTGTTAAAAAAATTGAAAGAGATTAGTAATATGCCTAACTTGGGTAAACTGATGATCAAGCAATTTCCCACAGGGGCAGCAACAGTATTAGACATACGAAATTGGCTGAGAGAATTGATATTGAGGAATATTCCTGTTAATATCATATATGTTGATTATATAAACCTAATGAAACCCTCATATGCATCAAAAGGTGATCTCTATACAGATGTTAAGAAAATATCAGAAGAATTGAGAGCACTATCATTTGAGTTTAATTGTCCTGTTGTTTCAGTAACACAGCTTAATCGTGAAGGTATGAGAATTGATCTGAGGGATCTTGATTTTACATTCATTTCTGAATCTATTGCACTTGCAGCTACAGCTGACTTTTTAGCTATTATTGGTGATGATGAGGATTCTCGTGTATATGAATCTGAAATTTCAATTAAAATATCTAAAAACAGATTAGGTGGTAGAGTTGGAGAAATAATAAAGATGTATTATGATTCCAGAACTCTTGGTATTTACGACACCACAGAACTTGATTTGTGGTTGAGTGATGCTCAAGAAACTGGTGATGAACGTTCTGTAGCTTCTCAACCTGAACCAGAGCATAGGGGACGACGGAGATAATGGTTTTTATATGGAGTATAGTGATAATAAAGCAGAAAGAATAAAGATACTACATGGTGACGCATATACCGTATTGAAAACATTGCCAGACGAAAGTGTTCAGTGTTGCATTACAAGTCCGCCATATTATTTGTTACGAAACTATGGTATAGATGGACAAATAGGCATTGAACCTTTACATGACTGTTTAGGTTGGGCTACTGGCAATAATTGTGGTAAATGTTATATATGTCATTTAAGACAAGTGTTTAGTGAAGTTAAACGGGTTCTAAGACGTGATGGCACATTGTGGTTGAATATTGGTGATAGTTATGCTGGAAGTGGTAAAGCTGGAAATAATCCAGAATATCAAAAACAACATACTGAATTTGGAAAGTCATCTAAACATAAAGAACGATTTGGACCATCTGTTAAACCCACTGGTGGATTAAAAAACAAAGATCTTATGGGTATTCCTTGGAGAACGGCACTTGCTTTACAGGCAGATGGTTGGTGGTTACGATCTGATATTATTTGGAATAAACGTCGTGTGATGCCTGAAAGTGTTACTGATAGACCTACAAAAGGACATGAATATATATTTTTATTGACAAAATCAGCAAAATATTTTTATGATTATTTTGCTATCAGAGAAAAGGCTGTATGCCCAGCTGGAAGTAAAGGTGGTAAGGGTTCAAAGAAACGATCATCAACCAATGGTGTTAATTCAAGACCACAAGAATATGCTATATATGATGGTTATAGAAACAAAAGAACTGTTTGGGATGTTTTACCACAAGGATTTAAGGGATATCATTTCGCTACATTTCCAGAAGAATTGATTAGACCAATGATTCTTGCGGGAACATCTGAAAAGGGAAGATGTGCTAATTGCGGTTCACCTTATGTAAGAAAACTTGAAAAAACCAACGATAAAATTGAACTACCTAATGGAAATTTGGTTGAAATACCAGTTACTAAAACTATTGGATGGGAGAAGACTTGTAAGTGTAATTGCTCAATAATTAAACCATGTGTTGTTCTTGATCCATTCAATGGTTCTGGAACTACAGGAGTTGTTGCTATCCAACATGGTGTTGATTATATTGGTATTGAAATAAAAAAGGAATATATTGAAATGTCTGAGAAAAGAATATCAAAGATATTGGGAGGAAAGTATGAGTAAGTGTTTTACAGTCCAATTAGATCATGCTGATGCAGTTATACCTAAGAAGGCGCATCCATCTGATGCAGGATTTGATCTATACACACCAGAGGATGTTTGTATATGGCCCAATGACATTCAGATGGTCAATACTTATGTAAGAATTGAGCTTGAGCCTGGATATGAAGCGCAAATAAGAAGTAGATCTGGACTTGCAGCTAAGAAAAAGTTGTTTGTTCTTAACTCTCCTGGAACTATTGATAGCACATATAGGGGACATATAGTCGTTATTATGTATAATCTTGGTGCTAAGAAGATTATTCTAAAGAAAGGTGATCGTATAGCTCAGATGGTAATTCAGAAGATTCCAGATATTGAATTAAAAGAGGGAACGATTCATCTCAAAACAGAACGAGGAGAGGGGGGGTTCGGAAGCACAGGATGATGACAGATAAAGTTTTAGAAGCTTTAGAATTATTAGATAAGAATATTGTAAAATGTACCCGCTGCGATTTATATGTAAATGGATCAGCAAAACCCTATTGGACACCATTATATTCCAATATTGCCATTGTTGGTGAAGCACCTGGTAAAAATGAGGTTGATGAAAATACACCATTCTGTGGTAAAGCTGGAAAAATTCTAATGGATATTATCAGTGAATTGGATCTTTCACGCGAAAATTTTCTTATCTTGAATAGTGTTAATTGTCGTCCAATGTTGGATGGGAAAAATGGTAAACCCAAACCAAATCAGATGGCGGCATGTAAATTCTGGATTGAAAAATACTTTAGAGTATTGAAGCCGCATAAAGTGCTTTTACTTGGTGGATATGCAGCGGCAAGTTTACTTAATGTAGATAATTGTGATATTATTCGTAATAATGGCTCAATAACTGTTAGAGATGGTATTACCTATGTTAGAACTGTTCATCCAGCATATACCATATATGACAGTAGTGGTAGAGGTTTAAAACTTCTTAAAGAAGGTATGACTATATTTTCAAAACTATAAAGGGATTGGACCATGGAAGACATTAAAGTTGTGGTAAATGGCGTTTTGTGGGGCAGAACAAAACAGTCCGGCGCCCTTGGCAGTATTGTTGAAGTTTGCATGGAAAAGCTGAATTACATGTCCAGGGAAGCTATGATTGAATGGCTTTTAGAGTCATGTAATCTTGCTGAGGAAACATTGTCATGGAAGAAGAATGCTACCCTTGCCAGACGTATCAATTATATACGTGAATACCTAAAACATCGTGATCCTTCAAGAGAAGTAGTTATGAGCATGATTGTGAATACTGTTTTGTCTGGACATGGGCTTGGTAATCTATCCGGGTTTGGATATAAGATTGGTAAAGCCAGAAGTAAGATCAATCCAGAAATAATGTCTATTAGAAATATCAAAGAATGAGGCAATCATGATGACAGATAATGAAATTAGAGACATAATTATTGATGAGTTTGAAAAACTATCAAAAATGTCTGTAGAAGAATATACCCTATATAGAAAATGGCAGGAAATTCATTTCAAAGAGTGGGATGCATATAAACTTGATCTCATATACAAATGCAAGGAAAATCTATGGATTCCAGACGCTCCTGAAGATTATCTAAAGTTACAACCAAAAGTCATTCTTGTTGATGATAAAAAACTATCAGACATCTGGAATACTCTTAGAGTAATGTGCTCAACAGCTCATTGGAATGCTAATCCTGGAAGAAACAAGAGATTTATTGTTTCAGATGAAGTAACAGGTAGGTATCTCGGAATTATTAGTATTGGTAGTGATTTTATTGCTGTTGGTGGTAGAGATAGGTATATTGGTTGGACTACAGAGAATAAAATAAAACATGGTAAGCTCAAACATACTGCAATGGGTAGTTCTATAATCCCAACACAACCTCTTGGATATAATTATATGGGTGGAAAGTTAGTTGCCCTACTAACAATTTCTAATGTTGTTGAAAATGCATGGAATAACACCTATAAAGAAAAATTAGCTGGCATCACCACCACCAGCCTTTTCAATAATTCAAAGGGTATGAGTCAATATACAAGACTAAAATACTGGCATAAGTGTGATCCAACAACTGGTGAAGTTCAAATTGAGCCATCTGACTTGACATATAAGAAGATAAGGGAATGGATGAAAGAAAATTATCCAACTATAATCAAAAAATTTGATAATGTTTCTCATCCTAAGATGCGAATAGTTACATTCGCTATGTCAAATCTCAAGATTAAGCGTTATTCAAGTAATTTTACACGTGGTGTCTATTTTGCCTGTTTATATGATAATACAAGGGATTTCCTTTGTAATAAGACAGATAAACTTGGGAATAAGGCTTTTGACAATAGTGTTGAGGCAATTACAACTTTGTGGAAAGAGAGGTATGCAGCACCAAGATTAAAGAGGCTATTGGAGGATAATAGATATAATAAGAATATATTATATTATGATGATATTATCAATCTATCATGGAAAGAAACAAAAGAAAAATATCTTGATGATGTAGGAAGATGATATGGTAAAAATATATTGTGATAAATGTAATAATCGTTGTGGATCAGACTATAAAGTGGTTTGTTATTCATGTGCATCCTCTCAGGAAGAAGAGATCAAAACACTTAAATCCACTATAGAAAAACTGGAAAGAAAAATTACCAGATTGGAGTCTTTCTGGAAAAATTCAAGGCCGCTATAATATACTGTTTATGATGAATTCTATTGATTATAAAAGACTAACACAGGATTTTTTACAACGGACTGGAACAAAAATCACTGCAGAATATCAGACATCTCGAATAGTTCCCTATTTCAGTGATAATATACCCAGAAACATATATAAAATTATTATAGAACGTGATGGTAAAAAGTGGATATTTTCATACACCCAAGCATTAAAATGCAGTGACGGACAAATACCAACACCATATCAAGTTTTGGCACATCTCACAAAATATGACGTCGGCACTTATAGTGACTTTTGTTCTATTTTCGGATATGAAAGGGGATGGTATAGTCATAACATCTATAATGACGTTGTGAGAGAATATAAAAATGTTATATGGATGTTTGGTGATGTTATTGATGAACTTCGAAAAATAGAATAGAAAATAGGGAGGAAATGAAAAGACGTTAGGTAAAGAATTAGTTTATGGGCAACATTGGACTGATGAGGATGACGTCTATATATTATATCCTACAAACGAAGAGGGAGCACTAAATTGTTTCTATTTTTGTATCAAGGGAAAATACAGCGAACTTTCGGTATATTCATCAGAAATGGTATTTGTTTTTGAAAATAAGAAACTTAAAAGGATATATTACTAATAACAAAAATTTTCCGATAAGATTAAAATAGTATAGGGGGGAAAAATGGCACGAAGTAAAACAGCAAAAAGTATTAAGATTATTAGTAGATTGGTAGATGCTTTGAAAACACCTGATGTATTTAATGTAATCAAGTATCAGAATAAGAATGAAGATTACATTAAAGCTCAGATGTATCCTTACTTAATCAGAGAAATTGCAAAACTATATGAAGACATCTATAAGTATAAACCAGATACATGCTCAGAAAAAGCAAAGAAAAATCTTCTGTGGGAAGGCAATAAAAAGACCACCGTTAAGAATATCTCATTGTTTGGAACATGGCATCGCCCTGATATGGTTTTAGAATTTGACAAAAATACAAGAATAGCTATTGAAATCAAGAGGGGTGATGATGGTAAATCTCTTCGTGAAGGTATTGGACAAACCATTGTTTATAGTCAGTATTATGATTTCACCATTCTATTATTTGTAGATATTGGAAGGGATAAAGAAATTCTAAACGCTGTAAATGGTGATCGTGAGAAGGCTTTTAAGGAGTTATTGTGGAATACATATAATATCATATTTGATGTTGTTTAACAGCCTTTACAAAACCAGCATATTGTGTTATATTAAATTAAAACAACGTGAAAGGTTGTGAATGATGTTTCGTAATTGTTTCTTCGATACAAAGAAGAGTAAAATATACCTATGGGAACAAATCAATGGTGAAAATCTATATACCACCATTGATTGGGTTCCCTATGTTTTTATTAGGTCAAATAGTGGTGATATAACAACAATTTCTGGAGATCCTGTAGTTAAGAAAACATTCAATTCATACTATGAATACTATGAATTTAACGATAGGAATGGACAAATAATATTTGAAAATAAAGTCAGGCCGGAGATACAGTTTCTTGTAGATAGATATTACAATATTCAGGATACTGATATAATTCCTCCTAAGTTGAAATCAATATATCTTGATATTGAAGTGTTCATTGATGATCCTTCAAATATAAATGGCTGGAAACCAGAGAATGCTGACTGTCCTATAGTGTTAATCTCATGTTATGATGATTCCAAAAACAAGACGACAGTATTCGGTTTGAAACCCTATAATGGTAAGTATTCCAAAGAGAACTTCATCAATTATATACAATGTTCTGATGAAGGGAATCTACTGATAACATTCCTTAATTATATTCACAAGACACAACCGGATGTTATATCAGGTTGGAACATTTCTCAATATGATATTCCCTATATTATCAATAGAGTGATAAACCTCTTTGGTGATAAATCAAATCTTTATGATAAACTCAGCCCTATAGGGATTGTGCGTTTCTGGAGTAGAGAAGGAATATACAATATAGATATAGCTGGTGTTAGTATTCTGGACTATATGGAGATTTATAAATGGTATTCACCACACAAATTGATGTCATATAGTCTTGATTTTGTCGCCAAATATGAAATAGACAAGGGAAAATTGGATTATTCTCAATATAATGATCTTCAACAGCTTTCAGTTGAAAACTGGGATATGTTCGTTACATATAACATCATTGATGCTCTTCGTGTTTATCAACTGGAAGATAAATTAGGATATATCAAACAAATCCAAACTCTTTCACTATTGACTTGTGTGCCAATGAAATTCTATCAGACATTAACTACTCTATTGGAGGGATTGCTACTTAAATATTTGAGACGAAAGAAAATGTGCGCACCTCATTTATATGGTGGATCACAGGAAGGGTATGAAGGAGCATTCGTCAAGGAACCCTTGAGGGGTCTTTATGATTGGGTGTGCGATTTGGATATTGTTTCAAGTTATCCTACAGCCATTATTACTCTTAACATGAGTATTGAAACATATATTGGAAAAATAGTTAATATCAGTGAATCAGAGATGATTGAATATACAATGAAACAGTCATTTCCACCATTTACAATGATGGTGGGATATGAAGCTATAAAATTTGAAGATGATAAATTAAAGAAGTTTAATAAAGCTCTTAAAAACAGATTGATTTGTATATCTCCATCTGGAGCATGTTTCAGAACAAAACCGCCTGGCGTTATCGCTTCAGTTGAACGTGAATTGTTCTGGAGGCGTGTTGAAACAAAAGATAATATGAAGAATCTCAAATCTAAACTTCCGTCATTAAGGGGTGATAACTTTAATAAGACACAGGAAAAAGTATATCGTTTGAATAATTTACAAAACGCTTACAAGACAATGTTAAACTCTATGTATGGGGCTACTGCTGTTCCATATAGTAGATGGTATAATAAGAATATCTCAGAAGCAGTAACATCTTGTGCCAGAAACACAATTAAGATGGGTGTTAACTATGTAAATGAAATTCTGAATAATCCCAATGATAAATTGTTGAAAACTCTTGAAGAGATTAGGAAAGAACTATGAAAAATGTTGATTTTGTTATATATGGTGATACTGACAGTATGTTTGTTAATATTGGTTATTTTCTCAATAAAAACATTGGTGATGATTGGAAAAAATTACCTGAAGATAAGAAGATCTTCTATATTCGTAAAGTTTCATCCATCATTTCTGATTACGTAAACGATCGATCATACAAAGAGGTTCAACGGAAACACTATAATTGTCTTGAGGATGATTTTAGGATTAAATTCAAACAGGAAATTATTGCGCGAAGAGCTCTCTTTGTTATGAAGAAGAAATATAGTCTTTGGTGTATTGATGAAGAGGGCATTTCGACAGATAAGATAAAAACCACGGGTCTTGAGATTGTAAGGTCTGAGACACCAGAAGCAATAAAACCAATTCTTACTGAAATTATGGAGATGATATTGAAGGGTGTTTCTGATGATGAGCTGTCTGCAAAGATAAGTAACTATAAGAAAGATCTGTATAGTGTAAGACCTGAAGAAATTGCAGTTAATATCGGTGTATCCCATATAGAAAAATTTATGAATAATGGTAGTCCTGTAAAGGGGACACCTTGGCATGTAAAAGGTGCTATGAATTATAGAACTCTCATTAGAAAGATGAATCTTCAGGGAAAATATAGAGATATAGCAGAGGGATCAAAAGTAAAGGTTGTTTATTTGAAGAAAAATGAATATAAGTTTGATTCTATTGCTTTCTACAGATGGCCAGAAGAATTTGATAACGTGTTGAAAATTGATTATGATAAAATGATAGAAAAATACTTTATTTCTAAGATACAGACAATTTTAGAACCTATAAATAAGCAGATATTACTTAATCACAATAACAAACAAGTTTTGGATGCGCTATTTCAATGA